ATACTGATGGGGATCCTTGCTGCCATCTATTGTTAGGTAGAATCTGAGATGCAAACTCTGGGTATTGCGCTGCTAAAGTCTCAGCATCGGTAGATACAACCTGTACTAAAGATACAGTTCTACCAAAGCGATCTAACTCAGGATAGACACCAAATGGATTAAGCAAACGAATACGAGGATTGTTGGTCTCATAATCCATCTCTACTATTGCTGGTAACATACCGTAGGTATTAAACCAGTCAGCACCTTGATACATCTGGATCTGTAGATCAGATGAGGTTACATAGTAGTTAGCAATTCTAGTTCTAGTATCTGCAGCTCTGCGTTGAGTATCAGAAACCATATTGGTTGCTGAGCAGTTAAAGGATGGCAGTGGTGCCATTACCTCTGCTAGGTCACGGGCTGCTACATCTACAAAGTTTGCAACTAGAGGTTTTGGATATTCCTCTGAGAACATAGATGGATATACCTTGGATATATCACCTTGGCGCACAGATAGAACATCACGCATCCGTTGATCACGGGCTGCATATCTAGTCTGTATACGAGCCGCCTTAGCGACTACCTCTTTTGGTGTTAACAACTTGTCTCCCTAAACGAAGGTCTTATCTTTTTGTAATAGTAGTTCGTCAATGTTGACGACCATACGCTTTGACTTTTCTCTGTTAGATAAGAATGGGTTTTTCATATGATGACTCTGGTATTGACCATAGTTGATCATCTCTCTTGCTCTGATCTCACAGAACCAAAGAGCCATAACCATATCGGTCTTACCTTTGGTAGTAGGTGACCAAGTAATCAATTGCTCTATTAGAGATTTGACATTCTCAGTCTGATCACTAGGTAACTTAATTAGGTTATCTCGGTGATGCTTACCATCGGCTTGCTTAGTACCAAACAGTGTAGACATAGAGGCTACACCGAATCCTGCATCCCACTTATTACTGCCGGTATGGTGCTCTCTTAGGATTACACCACGAGTAGCAAGATGTTGACGGATGCCCTCATCTTGAGTTAAGAATGATTGAAATGCGTTACGCTCTACGATCCACTCGGAAGGTTTATAGATCTCAGTCCAGTCAAAGATTAACTGTCTAATTTGTGCTGGAGTCGGGCGAGTAATCTTGATGACATCAACAATATAACGTTTATGGGAAGTACGATCAATTGCGTAGCAAACAGCAGCAGTGTCACCAACCATTGCAGGATCAAGACCACATATGAAAGTAAAGCCTTGCATATCCTTAGGATGACCTGGATAGCCAGCATTTAGTGGACCACTCTTTCTCATACCATCAATAGATCCTTTAACACATACAGGATCAAATACTGCATCATCTGAGATATCTTGTTGCTGATAGATCAAGGCCCAAGTAGAGGCATCCATTGATTGACGTTCATTAAATAAGTTTCTACCAGACCAGCGAGGATATAGACCTTCCTCATTCTTGTCTGTCTCCTCTTGCCCATCAAAGGGTTGATCAGAGGCAGGCCATAATGTAACCCACTTATCAGGATCTTCATTAGGCTCTAATAATGCTGGCATTGCTAGATAGGTCCAAGGTACTAGGCCACCAGGATATCTATCAGGATTGCGTAACTCTTTGTATAGATCAACAGATGCTACACGGGTACCAATAACAATAAGTTTACCGGTAGGGTTAAGACGAGATCTAACATCTTGGGTTAACCACTTGATCTGTCGTTCAAAGTCATTGGCATTGGATAGAGTTACAGCATCATCTACTATAATCATATCTGCTCGTTTACCGTAGATCTGACCACCAATACCAACTGCTTCTAGGTTGGGATCTTTTTCACTAGATTCACGCAACTCATCCCCGAAGGTAACACGGGTCGCTTGCCAAGAGGCGCTCTTAGATTTAAAGCCTACCCCTGCAGCGTAAGCTGCTTGCAACTGCTCATACATTGGATGAGTCAAACGTTGCTTTATAGCGTAGAGAAAATCTCCAGCTAATCGCTGAGTCTGTGAGACTATTAGAACTCTAAAGTTTGGATTCTGACATAGTAGCCAGGTTACATAGTCAACTGTAATGGTAATTGACTTGGCGTGGTTAGGAGGTATGTTTAAAAGTATGCGGTTATTATTTAGACCCCGCTCATACTTCATACTGGGATGAAGCCAAGATGGATCTCGACCCTCTATTACATCTACCAAGTTTTGTTGATGGGGGAAGGTCTGGTTATGAAGGAAGCGCTGCCTAAATTGTGCAAAGGTTAAATCTCTAACATCACCTGAGGCAAAGCTCTTATCTCTAAGACCTAACCTAGTTCTATCCATCTTGTCTGCAAAGACCTTATCGGTCCTGCGGTAGTACTCGTAGGTCTTAATGGATTTGCCAGCGGAGGCACAGGCTTGCTCTACCGTCATACCCTCTGCTATGCAACCGAGAATAATCCGTTTTGCAATATCTGCTGAAGTCTCAGCCATCAATCTCCCTGTGGATAAACCTGTGGATAAGTGCCGTAATTGAAATTTTCAATTCTACTAGGCAGAGAATATTTACTGGAGATAAAATATTACACTACACCTGCCGCTTGTGTGATAAAGACCGGTAACTCCCGAAGGAGCCACAGCGACTGAGGGGTAAAGCTCGGCTCAACCTTAGGGGTCTCGCCGAGACCTCAGTCGAGGCGATAGGGTCGTAAAACTTAGCACTCCCCGTTTTACTCCCCTACTATATATAAGGCGGGAAATTAACTCGATTTCCCGTTTTTTAGTAAAAAATCTTTGTTTTTGTGACCAACCTCACATACAAAATATATCAAATCGGACATTACGGACATCACGGTTGGTAGATTATTACAGCTTCACTTTAGCAAAAATTTTTGTTTGGGGAGTACATATACCGGCCCGCGCTGGTTAAGCATAGGGGGGTCCGTTTTGGCGTGCGGTGTGCGTATTTTGCGCATAATCTAAGGAGATTATGCCCCTACCGGTGGCTTATTGCGGTGTATTGGTGGCGGTTATCTATTATTATGAGGGCGGACTGACCTATTGGCGCATAATAGGGGCGACACCTTAGCCCTATCCTTAGCTAATGAATAGCGATAGGGGGCAGACCCATTAAGGTCTGCCCCCTTAGGGTAAGTATCGCTTATCGGTTAATGAAGCACTTATCCATTGACCCGATACACCAGCCATTACCCACCCACCAAATCTTGGTGGCTATTAGGTAGGCAATAACTAGAATAATTAACCCCACTACTACTTTACCCCGCTTAGTTATTTTCATCATCATTACCATAGATATTAGACAACACCTTATGGTGTAATTGCTTACGCATTACGTTGAAAAATTCAGGGCTAATATCCTGAGCAATTGCCTTATGAATTAAGTTAGTTAATTGGTAATTAGGGTTATCCTTATCCGCCATATCTAGCCACTCACTCGCAGTATTGGTATTGCCTGCTTCATAATTGGCTATTGCGCATAGGTTAGCAAGTGGGGCGATGGATCCACTTGGCGCGATAATTGCTAGCTGTTGCCATAAGTTAATTAACTTATCGCGGTTATCTTCGCTAGTGATACCGATAGCATAATCTCTTACCTGAAGGTCAATTAAGGACCCTACTGCTAGGTTAATGATATCGCTATCCACTTCATCATTAGAGATTAACTTATTTATTGCTTCCACTCCGTTAATCTCGAATTGCCTGACCTTACTCTTCATAGTTTTTTCATCATCTATATTAAGTAATGCTTCGAAGTTATCCCGTAGCTCATTAACCTTATTCTTATCTATCTCTAGTGTTTTCATTTACTTACCCTATCTTTACTTTACTTCGTGGGGCTATCCCACCCCCTTATTATGGGGTATATACCCCAGATAATCAATACCCCCACCAAATAGGGGTTAGGGCGTGTCGTAGATATTAACCCGTTTATAGGGTATATTCGCCCTAGCCCCCAGAGTGGGGGCAGATAGGGGAAGTAAATGCCTAAGGTAATCAAATCAAATACTGCCCTAATAGATAAGAAGGGTGAAGTATGGGTAGAAGCGGAATTAAGCGATACCCAAATTAAGCGGTTAATCAAGGCCTACGATAAATTCCAAGTTAGCCTGAAAATAAAGTAAAGATAGCCCCCACGCTTATCCAAATCGGGTAAGTGGTGGGGGATATTACTTGCGAGTAATACCCTATAATAAATGGGGTAAGAGAGTGAGCGAACGCTCACGAGAGAGTAAGAGAGAGAGAGAGAGAGAGAGAGTGATAGACCTAATAGGTGTTAATACTTACGCCCAAATAGTTATGGAAAAATTAGAGGGCGAGAGTGATTTAACCGATAAGTTTAATGAAATAATCAATTCGCTAGAGAGTAAGTTAGCGGATAAGCAAGAAGTATTATCTAAACTAGAGAGTAGAGCTACCGATATAGGTAGCGATAACCTATGGAATAGGTATGAGAGTGCTGACGAAGCCTACGCTTATGGGGGCGAACTTAAATCCTTGTTAAGTGATTATCTATGCGGTTATGAGGATAAGGAAGGATTGGAATGGCAAGTGGCCGATCTAGTTAAAAAAAGTGGCAGCGAACTATTATATAGATTAGAGCGTTCCCAATGGTAATCACTAGTATAGATAAGAATAGGAAAGGCGCGTGGCGTATATCTGCCTTCATAGGTGAGGGAATAGATGAATACCTATTGACTAAAACCTATTATTTTTATACTAAGCGAGAAGCTATCCGCTTATTTAAGCAAGAAAATAAAAGAAAATAAATAACCAAAACACTAGGTTAATCTGCCCAAATAGGGTAGGCTACCCTAGTGGCCTATAAAAGTAGGGAGAGAGTAAGAGAGGGAGAGAGTGAGCGAACGCTCACTCTTAATTAACAATAAGGAGAGAGAGGGAGATATGGGACTAGATATGTATTTATCCGCAAATAAACACATAGCGAAAACCAAGTGGGAAGGTAATGGAAACTCATCTATTTACCCACAATTTGAGGAAGTAATAAAGGCAGCAAATTTAATAGGCGTAGATAATGATATCTATGGCGCAACAATAAAAGTAAATGTTGCCTACTGGAGAAAATCTAATCAGATACATAAATGGTTTGTAGATAATGTCCAAAATGGTGAGGATAATTGTCGTTCCTATTATGTTAGTAAAGAACAATTAGGTGAGTTGCTGGCGTTAGCTAAGAGGGCTTACTCAGAAAAAGATCCAAACCTATTACCGCCAAAAGAGGGATTTTTCTTCGGTGGAACTGATATAGATGAGTGGTATTGGAACGATTTAGATACGACTATTCAGCAATTAGAGAGGGTATTATCTTTACCTAATTTAGATGAGTTAGACCTAGAGTATCAATCGTCTTGGTGATTTATTGTGAGAGCTTAGTTTAGAACTAGGCTCTTGCGATATCTTACTATCGACTAGATAGAAAGATAAGGAGAGAGCGAACGCTCTATCCTAATTATAGATAGGGAAAGAGAGATGATTAATTCTAGGTTAATCAAGCAAAGACTAAGCGAGGCTGAGGCTATTGCTTGGGATAATTGCCATAAGATTTATATTCTTATGGATAGTGAGCAAGTTGAACTTATGCGTGGCTATGGGTATGACCCACTAATTACCAATGAGCAAATGAACCCTGATGAAATGTTTAATGAAATTAGCGAGTGGTATGAGGATAGCTGTAGCCTACGATTTATTCAAGCAGTATCTACTGATATTAGATTTGAGGAATTAATATCTCAATTTGAGGATTACGAAGAAGTGAGTGTCTAATGCAAACTATGCAGGATTTAATAGAGGCTATTAGACCGATATTACCTAATGCTTTAGTGATAGATACCGATAGCGGGATCCTAATTGAAACTAACTTAGAGCTAGGTCTGGGCGGCCTATTGCAGCCAATAGAGGGAGAGAGTAAATGAGAAAGTGTTTAGAGTGTGGCTCAGAGTTAGAGAGCAGCACCGATATTGTCCTTCATATTTGCGAGGCAGAGAGAGAGGGAGAGTAATGATTACGCTAATTGGATATTGCGAAAATTGCGGTAAGTATTACGGCAATAAAGTAATTGGCACACTAGAAAGTATCTACAATTCACCTACGCATAAGTGCGAGAAAGAGGGAGAGTAATGGCTTATACACCAATTTACTGTGGCGATCACCTCACTTTAATTACTGAGTGTGGGTGCGGAGACTACTTAAAAGAGTTAAAGACCTCAGCCGAACGGCTGATACAACTAGCGAAAGAGAGAGAGGAGTTAAATAAGTGAGTGAACTAGAGGAGTATGCTAAAAATAAAACTAAAGTGCGAGTTATATTCGCAAGTGGTCGTAAAAAATGGGGTTGGATACACCAATACGAAGGTAGGTGGTGGTTAACGCGAGGTAATCGTGTTGGATATTCTATGGATACCGCGATCAAGATAGAGGAGATGAGTAAATGAAAACTATCTGCAAGTTTTGTGGGTGGGAGATAACTAAACCTGAGTGGTATAACAATTACTTAGGAAGCTATGCTTGTGATAACTGCCTAGTGGATAAGGCGAGGCAGAGAGAGAGGGAGAGGGAGAACTCTTTATGAGTGAGATCAAGGGTTATGAATTCATAGAGGGAGATGGCGAACCATTACATTGTGATTACTGTAATCAAGTAATTTATAGATGGTATAGCGATTTAACCCACGCTATATGTCGAGCTTGTCTAATCAATAAGATAGTAATAGGAGAGGGAGAGAGAGTATGAGCGAGCCGAGATACCTATTCGGAGATGATTACGCCTATCAAGGGTATGAGGACAATGAAAG